AACACCTGTGCCATATACATCATCTTCATTAGTTACCCTGAATGATCTTGTTGCTACCTGCAAAGGTTGTGTCATACCGTCAATTCCTTTGATGAAATTTCTGCCAATGAAACACGCTAACATTAATGCCATTACAGTATCATCATGTTCATTACCCTCAGCACGATAACTTACCTGACCTGCTTCTGTTATGACTTCTGAAAATATTGAAATCTGTCTTTTTAATTCTTCAATGTCTTTGTTGGTTTTCTTAGGGAATTTGATACGGTTGTTCTGGAACATTCGGATTAGCCATAGCACCATCTGATTCTTTGGCATAACCCTACCTGAATTTATCTTTGATTGGTCTTTGACTTCCCTAGTTGTGAATACAGGAATTATGTTTGGGATCTTATGTCTATATTTTAATTCTTCAAATACATGTTCACCTGTATTGTTAATTTCTACGCTGTAATAATCAAATGGTTTTGTTGCGTGTATGTTTGCAATTAGATTTTCAACTTCCAAATAATTTCTTCTTATCCATGTTTTTACACCCACCACATAGATATTGTTCTGTCTTACTTCTATACCTACAAATGCAAAACTATCTTTCTTCTTACCTGAATCTATCCCTGCAATTCTCATGGTCTTGACTTAATGTAGTGTGTGATTTCTTCTAGCAGATCTTGTTGCGAATTAGTTAGTTTCTTTAAGTGTTCAATTTCTATTTGCTGTGTTTCAATAATTTGATCTAGCACTTCCATATGCTGTAGGGTACTATCCTGTGCCATAGTTAATTGAAATAGTGTTGGTAAGTCAGTTATCTCCATATGTTTCTACCTCAAAATCTTCTATTGATTCGTCTGTAATAACACCAAATACAGAACTTCTAGCACTTGTGTATTGGCAACGGTATTCCTGATCAACATCAATGTCTGTACGCTTCAATTCTTCTAACATATCTTTACTAGTGTATATCCACCCCACAGCAGATGTGTAATCATACTGTATCTTTTTGTAATCGTTTTCACTCATGGCTAATTCATAAAAGAATCCACGCTGACCTCTTGGTGTGCTTACTAGAAATATGTCAGACTTGTTGGTATGCAAGATTGGTTCTATTGCATCTAATACTACGCTATCATCTACCAATGCAAAGTGACCTGCTTCATCTACTACCACACATTTAATTTTAGTTTCACCACGTATGGCTTCACTGTTACTTGGTTTGCCCTCAATTTCTGTACCATTTTTTAGGATAATATGTAGGTCATGTCTATCATCTTTTACTGTTTCACGTAGGTTAGTGAATAACATCTTCAATCTATTCATCACAGTCTTTGTTGTCTTTTCCCTAGTACCTGCGATAATCAATATCTTGCCACCCTTGTATTTCTTGAAGCAGTGATACTGAATTATTCTCATTACTATTTCTGTTAGTCCTATCTGCCTACTCTTGTTAATGTGAAATTTTACCTGCTTGTCTGTCATGGATTGCTTGATTAGGTCTAGCTGATGTGGCATAAACTTCATGGGTTGCATGGTTGCAGGGTGTTGTGGCAAACCTACTAGGTGGCTAAAACAACAGTTCTTCTTTGGATTAATACTGCCACAGAAAAACTTTAGCTTCGCTAGATAATCTGAATTATCATCACCAACTGAATCATGTTCAGTTTGGAAGCTTGGGTATATGTCCTGTGTCCTGTACGCCTTTTTCAGTGTCATTTTCTATCACTTCCTGACTAGCAGAATAATATGCACTAAGTAATGGTTGAATACCTGCAATAGAATCTAGTATGTGTTGTCGTCTAATTGGGTTTTGTTCCCTATGATAATTTTCCCATGAGAATTTTAGGATAGTTTCTAGTTGATCTATTCGTTCTATATGCTGTTCCCATATTCCATTTTTTAATAATTCAAACTTACGTTTAGCAGTTGATGATTTTATCTTACCTTTGATTCTGTAAAAATTTCTTACTTCCATTGGTTTCTTCTTGTTTGTTTGATGTGAATGAATCCATGCCATACTATCATGTTCGTTTAGCTTCATCACTATGGTTTGCAATACCAATATCTCACTGTCATTTAGTGTCAATTTCTATACCTAGAATGTCAGTATTACTGACAAAATAGAACTAATTTAAAAAAAAAAGAAAGGGGGTGGTAATTAATTACAAATTACCTGTGATAGTGGGTGATCAACAACATACTTTCTGTATTTGGAATCACTCATGCCAAAGATGTATTCTTTAATGGCTACCTGTGTTGTTGGATTCAACTCATGAAATTCCCTAAGAAATCCATTGTGTAGGTCTTTCTTAGTTGGCACAAGCATACCAAATTTGGCATTAACTTTTGCTAATAGGTTAAGAAAGCTTTGTTTGATTTCTGATGTTGCGTTATAGTCTTTCTCATCTGCACCTATTTCTTGCCACAAGTCACAGGCTTCTTGATGTGCTATGTGTTTGTATCGCATGAAATTGATACCCATTAGACTATGCCACCTTTGGTTGCTTCTTTGATTGCCTTATCTTCAGCAGTTGCTAATACACCACCAAGACCACCATCTTCAACAGATGTTTCAATAACATTCTCAATGAAACCTTTGACCATCTGCTTTAAGGCAGACCTTTCAAGTGGCAACATTACTTGATCTAAGTGTAATGGGTTGCTTGGATTCACTTGCCATGTTATTTCCAGACCATATTTACCACCTGCAAACGCCTTTGCCTTTATTTTCAATGGTTCTGACTGTGTAAGTATGGTTGTTTTCTCGACAATCATATTGTCGTTCTTATTTTCCATGTCTATTATTCTGTTTATGCCTGTTTATATATATGCCCATTTAATCGCTGTTTTGGTGGGCATATCAACTAACAGGTCTTATCTTTTAACACTAAACAGTATTCAGGAATATCAGGGTGAGGGAATCCAAACCCATCATTACCATATATTCGTATTAGCATATTGATGTCACGTTCTGTTATTGTTTTTGTGTTGTTTTGAAATATGTCTAAGTGTGGGTACATGATAGAATCATCACTGCAATCATCACGATCATCTGTGCAGTAGAAATGTTCCAGACCTAATGCGTGTCCATACTCATGCTTGATTATATTTTCAATGTCAGTTATTGGTATTGACTTTTCTTCCGTTTTAATTCCTGAATCACTTGTATTCCAATTAGTGCCTATGGATATTGAGATTGATCTATGAATAATCTGTGTCTGTATTTCTAGCCAATAATAATTATTTTTTACATCTATACTTGCTCTACCTAGTATTCCATGCTTACTAAGATATGAATCAGTTTCTCCTATGTAATTTACAAATACATGACATTGTGGATAATTGTAATTTGTTTTATCCCAATGATCTTCATAATCATATACCTGCCTGTATATCTGCCAATTACCTGCTGTTGCATTTTGTAATTTATACTGCCATTCATCTATCGCAGAATTTGTGGCATTATGTATTGCAGATGTTCTAGGTTCAAATTCTGGATCAGGCAACATAATACAAGTGGTGGGTGAGTTTGAAAAATACGTTCCCATAGTTTGATAATAATCAAATGCATAAGCCTGTTGTAATGCACCTGCAAAAGAAAAGGCTACAATCACCCAAACAACAAACCAAAAAACTAATGTTATTTTCATCTAGTCTGCCTGTTTGCATATGTGTGTCAGAATACAGCTTGAACATTGTAATGAATTATCATCATGACATGAACAATTACAGTTGGTTACAATCGTTCTTTTCTTCGTTTCAACCAATTTTTTACTCTACCGTATATTCTTCCACGCCATTGACGTTTTCCATATTTTTCTGTTATCCGATTAATATCATATTTTGAAAGATGCATTTGACCGTTGTATTGAAACCACATCACAGAATTTTTATCCGTTGTATCGTGTGTTAATCCCAAGCTATGTCCTAACTCATGTATCATGACATGAACGATGCTGAAACTTCGCAATTTAGTTCTTGAAGATTTGTCATAGCGTTTGTCCACTTTGTACGCTAGAATTGATTTACCATTAACTGTCCATAAGTAATCTTCATTGAAAACAATTTTACCTGCATGACTTGTTTTAGGGTAATATGCGTATGCCAACACACCTTTCTTTCCTTTCAAATATCCATCATCTTTTGAATGAACAAAATTAATGTAAATATCAGGTTTTTGTTTTCCACGAACACTTCTTAGTTTCAAGGGAATCTCTAATCCCCAAGTTGTAAATGCTAAGTTCACAGCACGTTTTTCAGTCTGTGATCCATGTATGTCGTCAGAATCTTTTTGCAACTGATAGGTCACTATTTGCTTGTTCCATCTATGTTTCCAATGTTTCTGCGTTTCTTCTGAAAATGCTAGATCACCATTTCGTTTCGCTTTGACATAACAAATAGATTCCATACAAATTGTATATTGAATTAGTTTATGAGAATTAATAAAAAAAAAGGGGGTGTAGAATCGGTTATACGATTGCTACTTGTTGCTGTTTTCCGAATGGGAACAGACTTTGTATTTTTTCGTTTTTGTTAAGATGTCCTTTGATGCTACTGCTAACAGGTTCAGTATGCATTTTTCTTGTAAGATCACTGAACAAGTCATATTGTGTAGGTCTGCCTACAACTTTGACATTGTTAATCCAATGTTCTTCACCGTCTTTGTTTGTGACTTTTTCACGTTCTACATCAAGCACTTCCAATGACTTTACAAGTTTTGCACCACCTGCTGATAAACCATCAACAACGGTTTCTGCAAAGTCTTGTGTCACAGGTATTCTTGCCATGTCTGTCATGTCTTTGACGAAGCCTACTGAATATTGCAACGCAACTGCAATAGTTTCTGCCAAGCGTTGTTCATTGTGTTCTTTGTTATGAATGAATCTACCATCATGTAGTTTCAATCTGAAGTCATCAAAACTTGGGTAGAGTTGTTGAAAACTCAATGGTGCGTTATCATACGCAAGTCTTGCATTGGCAATAAGCAGATCATCTTCTGCTTCAGTGTGCTTCATAGAGTGTGCAGTTACAGATTTCATAATATGTGACATTTGATTCATACATTGTATTGTGTATGTGTATGGCACGATATGAACTGCTGTGCTACCATCAAGAGTATTGACGATTGTTATACCTGATTGCACATCTGATCCTGATGTAACTTCGGTAGTATTATTCGTCAAGTATGATGAAAACAAAAAGTTCCCATCTCTTGAAATGGTTTGTCCAAACTGATTGGCTTTGTAGAATCTGCCACTCATGGCAGGTTGTCTTACAGGTGTAAGTTCTATGCCAAGCATATCACTCACTGTTGCAACTAACTTGCCTAGATATTGGTGTGCTATTGCATGGTAATTTTTTGATACCATGAACACGCCACCATTTTCTAAGTCACGCAACATGAATCCTTTTCTAACTCGTTTGCCATCAACTACTAATTGCTGACCAAACAAGTTGTATTGTGGAAAACAGTTCAAGTATGACACTTCACCATTTTCATCAGTTTGCTCTACGAGTTCAAAGTCAAGATCGGTGTTGCAGATAGATTCGGCTACTTCGGAATTATAACCTGCTTTCTGCAATTCTTGCATCTTTTCTTCTAGGTTGCCCATGTGTAATATGCTGTTTATCGGTGTTTATAATGTTTATTAACCCCATATTTCTAGACTAGGCATGGCAACGAAATGTATAGACGGTTGTATGAGAGGAAACATTGGTTATGCAGTTTGTGATGATAACTGCAAATGCAAATGCAATCATACAAAATTCTCTCAAATTTTCCCTAAAGAAGATTAACTTCTTCTTTTCTTTTTTTTATTTTATTTTTAATTAGTCGTTACGATGTTTGATTTGATCTGCTACTATGAATCCAGCTAATGGTGCTAGTAGAATTATAGCACCCTCAACATCTGTTACAATGTCTTTCGCAATGAGCAGAGCAGTTACCAAACCATATGATATAACGCCAATGTATCTTGTTGTCCACATGAAATAACTCTTGATATTACTTGGTATTATGAAGTATTAGCTTTTAATGGTTGAACCATATCCATGTCTAGTTCTTTTCTCTCACACTGCTCGTTGAACCAATCATAAGCTTCCCATTCAACCTGCTTCTTACAATGTGGGCAGATCAAATATACAATCTTAAACCACTTTAATATTTTTTCATACTTTGGCAAATTGCGAATCACAGAATTTGTCATATGCTTTGGGGTTATGCTAAGTATTTTTGCAACGTGTGCAACTGTGTGTGTGGTTAGTTGTAAAACAAAAGCCTTGATCTTTTCAAACTCACCAACTTTTTGCCTTGCATCAGAATTTTTATCAGCATGAATTAGTTTAGCTTCCAATGATTTTACTTCAATCATTAGTTTGTCCATATTCTTATCCTTGTAGTATTCATCTAGTGCCTTAGCCACACTTTCATACTTGTAATATTTTTTAACTTGATCATGTAACAGACTTGCATAATCATCATTTAGGTATGCTAATCTTTGTAGATAATCTATCACATTGTTGGTGTATGGTCTTTTCTTTGATTTATCCTGTTTGGGTTTTTCTGTAAAGTCAAATGTGGTTGTACCTGTATTATCCTGTGGCAGTTCTGCCATAGTGTAATGTTTTCCAAGCCTGATTAAATCTCCACACTCACAAATTTTTTCTTGGTAGTCACCAATGAATGTATGTTCATGTTCAATTCTCCCATTGGTAGAATAGCTATTAGTTCCACTTTTATAATTTCTTTTTTCGGAATCATTGAAAAGGTTGTAGAATTTTTCGTTTCGTGGGAATTTGATTCCAAATTCTAATAGCTTACCGTTAATATAAGAAGCAAGATCGGAACTAGTTAAACCACTAATCAAGGTTTTTTCCAACAATGGTCTGGACACATCAACCAATTCACGCACTAAATCTATCTTGGTTTTGAAATCCTGTTCATCAACTGCAATTAGTTTCTGAATAACACTATCATGCTTACGCTGTAGATCATTATCATTCATGATTTTTTTTATAATTTTTCATACATATTAGGCACACGAATCAATCACTGCAATCTATTTCTGCACCACATTTCAAACAACGAAAATGACAAGCTTGAATATCTGCCATTACTGTATCGCAACGTGGACATATTTCTTCTTTCTTGTAGTGTGCTGTATACACAACTGTGGACATACAATCTGCCTAGAAACGTACATTATAAGGGAACTATTATGCAAAACCCCTACCCTTTTGGACAATAAACCATGTTGCTATCCATAGTATCAACAGTCACAACAGTATAGTTAGTCACACGTAGGTCAATCACTGACATACTATTCATATTGAATTGTTTGCCCATGACATACGAAAGATTATTTCTTCTTCCTGTTCCATATCTATATCATCATCATCTCTTAGACAGAAGTGTATGCTTTCATGGTTTATGGTTGATAAAATATCTTCAACACATTCATGATTCTGCAATATTATTATTGCACGATTTGTTTCATCAAAATAAACACCACGATCATCTGACAATGTTCTACTATGTGTACGAAAATCCACATGAAGATAATCCATGTTTATCTTTTCACTACTTCATATAACTTTACTTTTGCACCCTTATGTGTGACCACGTTTGGTAGATGATTTATTATTCCATCATTTTGTAATTCCAATAATGCTTCCCTAGTTCTTCGTTCTGCTGTGGTTGAAAAATCCTTATCCTTGATTAATTTTGCATGAATAATTTTTGAATGAAACCGAAAATGTATTGGTAGTTGATCAACTAATCCTTTTACTTTAGCGTGTATGGTAGGTTTTTCTTTCCATTTTGCCCACTCAGGAACAGCAAGGTCTTTTTTGTTTATTTTGTGAATATTTCTATTTCTCATATTCATTTTAATCATGTCCAAAAATATCGTTATTGTAAGGATCAAAGGTGATGGTAATTGTTCCTGTTCTAGTTGGTCGTCTTGGTGATGCTTCCATATAGGAATCTACACCCTTAGTATAACTTCTTAAAAATGTGCCTGTATTTGCCAATATGATTTTTCTTTGATAGAATGAATTATGATAGACGCTATATCCCATAATTTCTGAGCTGGCAGTCCAAGTACGGTGAGTGTGACCCATAAGACTGACATCAATTCCCTCAAAACCTGCTGTAATATCTTCAAGTCTGTTAATCGTACCACCCTGTCGCATACCTGCAAAACCACCATGATGTAATAATATCTGATAATCATGTAGGGTTTTTTTGTTATGTTTTACCCTTAGATGAATAATTGCCATTCTTCCTAAATATTTCTGACTATACAAAACTTTAGTTGGATCATCAGGATTTACAGGGTGGCAAAAATCTTTGATGAATCTACGCTGATTGATTGTTTTCCATTCATGATTTCCACTTCCTAGACCAAATGATTTGTGTGCAACTTTAGCCCACCACTTTACAAAGTAATCAGTTTGTTCTTCTGTTGTTAGTCTGTCACGTTCAACGGTTTCAGGATTCCACCTTTTATCAACACCACCACCTGCCCATGCCTGAATATTATCAATGTAATCACCACCACCTACGGTGTAAAGATTATCAGTTTTTGCAATCTTATCTATGGTACGTTCAAATTTTTCTTGATCAAATCCTAAGTTACCTGTATGAACATCTGTGATTGGTCTGACACCAAACGTATCATCTTTCTTTGCTAACTCAACAACGTATCTAGTAAATTCCATTATACATCACTCAATGGTTGAATATAGCAAATCCCTTTCTTTTTCATGTTAGAAATTTTAATAATATAAGGCTTGTATTCCAATTAACTTACCACCACAGGAACTTTTTTTCTATTGTTATAACGTGCCTTTGTTCTTAGTTTAGTATTACAACATGGACAACGCAACCCTTGCCAATCAGTGCCATACCATGCAGTGCAAATTGTGCAGTATTTGTAGCCATTGTTATATCTCGGCTTTCTCATGAATCTTGTTGCCTTTAATTTCTCACAAACGCCTTTACAAATTATGATGTTTCCCCTTTTTCATGTGCTACTGAATAATAATCAAAAATATGTGAGATAAAATCTATTTCATTTTTCAAACTAACGTCATGGTTGAGTGATTTTACAGCTCTATGTAGCCACACAACGCCTGTTTGCATATTGGTTAGCCCTTATTCTTCCTTTAAATCAACTATCCCTATGAATTTTTGAAGATGTGATAACGCAAGAAATACACAAACATCAGCAAAATTTACAAGATGTGAAAACTTTGCTATTGATTCATTTACAGGAAACCACATCAGACCTGCTCTTGTATATCTTCTGTTTCGTTCCCTTGTTTTTTTAGATATTGATGCAGTGCAATCACACGCACCATGTATGCCCTCACCGTCTAATTCAATGTATAATTTTTTACCTGCTACGTTTGCCACAATATCACAGTTATTGATCTGATAGTCGTGGTTATTCTCATATGATCTATTCACATAGATTCCCTCACTGACCAATTTTCCTGTTGATTTCTCAAAGACTAGAAATACATTCCTTGCAAAGTTGATACCATTTTCTGCCAATGCCATACCTATTTGATCTAATTTTTCATCATCAGAATTTCTACTAGACTTGTTCTGCTGATGTCTGATAATTCCTTTCTTGCCTTTCATTCTGCCATCTCACAATCTGAACATTTACGGTTTAACTTTTGATGTGGTAGCAAGACCTTTCCACATAATTTACATAACGCAGGTTTCATTTTCCTAACTAAAGTAACTCTTGCCAACTTTTTGATGTAATAGGTAAATTTGATGTTAATCGTGTTTTTGCTTTCTTACCAAATAATACATTTTTTTCTGATAAAATATGTCTTTCAAAATAATCTGTTTTGAATTGGTATCTGCTAGGGTTTAATGATGATAAAATTATCCAATCACCTTTTATTGTTTTAACAATTTCAAGTAATTTATTATAATATTGTGATGGCTTCATATTACAGTATGCTATATTATTATTTCCATCATAGATATTTGATTCCCAAGGTGGATCAAATAAAAAAAATGTGTCTTCCGAATCATATTTTTTTATTGTGTCTATAAAATCCATGTTTTCAACTATTGCATTACGAAATTTTTTTTTACAGTAATTGTTAGAATATTCTGATTTATCATTTAATATTATTTGTTCATGTTTGGTTTCATCACAAGTTCTACCCATACCTGCAAAAGCTTCAACATAAATTTTAGAGTTTGGAATACAACTCATAATCTGTTTTGCAGTATGTTTTACCCCTGCATATCCACCAAATTGTTTAGTACCCCAAACAGATTTTCGATCATCACTACTCTCTAATTTTTTGGTCATTTAATCACCTGTGGTATCATAGGTGTACCTAAACTCTCTATTGCACCTAATGACATTTCAACACCGTCTAAATCTCTCATTTTTAATCTACGTGTCTTTTTGTCTGACCATGCTATTAGGTTATTGGATTGCCATTTGTTTTTGTATTCTAGCAACCGTTTCATTTCTTCAGGTTTGACATATCCGTTCTTCTTACATTGGATAAGATATGGAAAGTTGTACGAACTTTTGTCAATTAAGGGGGGTATCGCAACCAAATCATACAATCCTTTTGACTTTGGTGAACGTATTACATAGAATCCATACTTCAGAAAATACTTTACAACCCTCATTTCAAAACGATAGCCTATCATGTAGTTCCTATTCATCTTCTATACTTCCTATAATTTGGGAACATGGTTTGTGATGGCACAGTAAGTGGTTGCTTACGTCTGTAAATTATCCAACAACTAGGATATGGTGATGGTAGTTTTGTTGGTATTCCATCTTTGTCAAGGAATTTTATTCTACCTTTGATGAAATGAACTTCTGCCTTATTTTCTACCCAATCCCACCACCATCGTACATCAGTTTTTGAGTATGCAAGAATCATTAATTCAATATTATGCTTCATGTGTTCTTCGTAGGCTTTCTTCATTACTTTTGGCATAAGTTTTCTTGAATAGGGTGGGTTAATGAAGCCATTTTCGGTGAAAGATTTAGTTAATGCATTATCTTCTTTTGTATAATATTTGTTGCAAACATGGTTTGTATCACTAGCAAAATAATCTACAACAGGTGTGCAGTTGTATTTCTTACAGGCTTCTGAAAATAAAGAAAGGGGTGTGCCATATTCGTCATTTATGCCGATGTTGGCTAAGTGTTTTACAGCTTTACTCACTCAATTCCACCATGCACGACTATTGAGTGCATTATCCAAACAGGTTCATCATCTTTGATATTGCCTGTTGTTGAATGAATGTCTATGTTACATTTTACACATTCCATAACTATTGCACATCTTTTTTATTTAATTGGTCAGTTGTTAATTGTTTTTCTGCACGTAGTCTAACTTTTCTAGCCTTATTTTTCTTTGCATAATTATTAACTCTCGTTTTTATTCTTAATTTCACATTACAGCATGGGCAAAAGATTCTACTAGTTGTAACCCATCTAGCACAGGTGGCACAGTATTTCATTTCCTTGTAATTGTAACGGTTGAAACTGCCAAACGGTTTTCCTGTGCAGTTATTCTTACATCTGCCACTCATGATCTATCATGTAAAATTTCGTGGCACTTACATTTGCAGATTCTTTTATCGCATATTGCATCTACACAAGCTGAGCATTTTAGGTTGATTCGTTTTGATTTATGATAAGCATCTAGCCATTCTTTTGCAGACATATCAGGATTAGATTCTGCGTTCATTTTAGTTTCACCTTTGATGGATTAGTCATTGTATGTTCACATTGTAAGCAAGTAAGATTTGTTAGTGGGTTTTTACAATTACAATTTCTACACCAAACAGGTTTAGTTTTTACCTGTGTAGGTAGTTTTATTTTTTTCATATATTTTGGTTTCATTCATATTCACCCCAATCAATATGTTCAAGCTTTACATGATTTTGTAATTCAGAAGCTTTCATTCTTCTATCACACATAGAATGTGGACATGGTACAATTCTTTCAGGTTCAATTTTTTTAGGTTGTGAACATTCATGTGGTCTTTCTGTATCACAATCTAACAAACGCCACTTACCTGTATTACCATGATAGTCTTGATCCCAAATAAAATTACCAACTCGACTACACTTACTACACTGCTTCATACAATAATCAAGTAAAGTCATGTTCCATAAAACCTGTAATATCCCATCGGCTTGTTCCAACATTTTTGGATAAATCAATAATTATTTTTTGATAACTTGGTGGAACTTGGCTAGTGAACATTGTTCTTGGATCATCAATGTTTCTGCGTATGCATACTGCCTTGATTCCAGAACGAATTTGATTAAGATGTAATACAGGGTAGTTTTGAGTAGCAGACCAAATATCCCTGATTTCTTTTTGTATCTCTATTAATCTTGAAGCTTTGTCTGCACGATAACCACTTTTACCTGAAATTGCATAAGTTGTTGAATGATGCTGTTTGCTTTCCATTTCTCTAAGTCCAATATCAAAGATTTCAATAACCACACGACTGAACGCACCACTCAATTTACCCTCACGTATTATTGCTAGTGACCTAGCCCTTTCTAACTGACTTGCAAGTACCTTTGTTGGAACTTGTTGCAGTTTACTAGTATGCTTGTGAACTACCTGTTTTTCACTTGTATTATAGCTAACTACATCTTCTTTACTACTACTACTACTAAGTGAAGAAGATGAAGTCATAACATTAGGTATGAAAACTGAGCTTATTATAATTCGTGATGTAATCAGCAAACAGCAACAATCAACATCTTTTAACACAATTTGGTTAGAAGTAAAATGTTATAAACAGCAATCAACACAAATCTGTGATGGGAACATTTCTAAAAAGACCAAAAACTGAGGGTGAAGAAATGATGTGTCCAGACTGTAATGTTGAATTACTTGGACTAAAGGTCACATCAGAAAGATATGGAACATCAATTAGATGGGTGAACAAATTAGACGGTTCATATCATTTAGTAAAACCTGATGGCGAAAATCTAATTCATCAAACGGAGAAACCCTCAGATCCACCAAACCCTAAACCACAAGGTCAAAAAATTGATCATGGAATACCACCAAAACCACAACCTGCTTCACCTGAAATGGTGAAAAGAAATGAAGAATTGTTAGCGTTAGAA